ACAGAGATGTTAAAGATGATGGCTAATGACGGCTTCGGTGTGTTTGATTGGTCAAGCCTGTTTCAAACGATGAAGAGAATCGTAGCGGATAATAAAGAGGAAAGCAACTAAATGAATAAACCCACAGACTTCTCTAAGTTTGGAAAAGCTTTTCAAGAATCGTTAGCCCACTTGATTATGAATCATCGTGCGTTCGCTGATCAAATCCGCGAGGTGCTTTCAATTGATTTCTTTGAACTGAAATACTTACAGGTATTTGTCGATAAGGTTCTCAGACACAAGGATAAATATGGCGTCCATCCGTCTAAGGATGCAATGCTTGCGATTCTCAGAACAGAGCTTGATGATGAGAATGCCACCACACAGAAACAAACGAGAGACTTCTTTGCAAGGATTTATAAGTCTGAGATAGAGATCGGCGGTGAAGAATATATTAAAGAGACCTCTCTTGATTTTTGTAGGAAGCAAAAATTAAAAGAAGCTATGATTAAGTCAGTGAAGCTCTTGGAGTCGTCATCGTTTGATGAGATCAGCGACGTGATTAATGGCGCATTGAAGTTGGGTTCAAGCACTGACTTTGGGTATGATTACAAAGCTGATTTTGAAGAACGATTTAAGATTAAGGTTCGCAACCCAGCTTCAACAGGGTGGAAGTCAATTGACGATCTAAGTAAGGGTGGTCTTGGCTCCGGAGAACTTGGTGTGGTCATCGCGCCTACGGGCGCTGGTAAATCTATGGTCCTTGTCCACCTAGGCGCGGAAGCGCTCAAGCAGGGTAAGACTGTTGTTCACTATACGCTAGAGTTAGGTCCGACCGTGATCGCCAGTCGCTATGATAGTTGCCTGACTGGCATCCCATTGTCTCAGCTTCATTCTTCCAAGGATGGCATCTTTGAAACAGTGAAGGACCTTGAAGGTCAACTGATCGTCAAGGAATACCCAACCAAATCAGCGTGCCCAAACACTATTCGTAGCCATCTAGAGCGCCTGCTTCAACGAGATATTAAGCCGGATATGATTATCGTAGACTACGCAGATCTTCTTAAGCCAAATGTGGTCAGAAAAGAGAAGAGACACGAGCTAGAGACTATTTATGAAGACCTGCGGGGCATCGCACAAGAGATGAAGTGCCCCTGCTATACTGCGTCACAGACAAACCGCTCAGGGTTGAACGCAGAAGTAATTACGATGGAGGCAATCTCAGAAGCATTTAATAAGTGCTTTGTCGCTGATTTTATTTTTTCAGTTTCTAGGACAGTTCAAGATAAGAATACAAACGGCGGCAGGATGTTCATAGCTAAGAATAGAAATGGTCCAGACGGTCTTATCTATCCTATTTTTATGGACACTTCATGTGTAAAAATTAAAGTCCTACCATCTGACGGAACGACCCTTGAACAATCAATGATTAAAACTGCTGCCGCGCAGAAGGAAGAACTTCAAAAGAAATACAGAGAGTTTAGGAGAAACAAGTAATGGACAAGGAACAGGCACTATTAGATTATTTTGGCGACGATGAGTTGGCAGCTAACGTATTTATGACGAAGTACGCACTGCGGGATAAAACCGGCAAGGCTCTGGAGACAACTCCAGACCAGATGCACGATCGCCTCGCTCGCGAGTTCTCTAGGATGGAGAAACAGTTTGGAGGAAGTCGCGCCCTCTCTTATGAAAAGATTCGTCGGTCATTTGATAAGTTTAAATATATCGTCCCCCAGGGTTCGGTTATGTTTGGCTGCGGTAATGAACACGTACACGCATCTCTTTCAAATTGTGTGGTTGTAGCTAGCCCAGAGGATAATATGTCCTCAATCATAGATTCGGGCAAGAGTTTAGCCAACCTTTTTAAACGACGATGTGGTGTCGGTCTGGACATCTCAAAATTACGACCAGAGAACACGCCGGTTAATAATTCTGCTGGCACGACCACTGGTGCTTGGTCTTTTGCGGATTTCTATTCTTATGTTTGTCGTATGGTCGGTCAGAATGGGCGCCGTGGCGCGTTGATGATTACGATGGATGTTCGTCATCCCGACATTGACGAGTTCGTGACGATGAAGCACGATCTGACAAAGGTCACGGGGGCGAATGTTTCAGTAAAACTCAGTGATGACTTTATGAAAGCCGTTGAGGATGACGCCGAGTTCCTGCTTCGTTATCCGGTTGATGCATCCCCCGACGAAGAAGTAAAATACACCAAGCTGGTTCGCGCTCGCGACTTGTGGCAGTCTATCGTAAATAGTGCAACAAAGACAGCCGAGCCAGGGCTCTTGATGTGGGATAACATTAAAAAGAACTTGCCTGCTGACTGTTATATTGAAGAGGGCTTTGAAACCATTTGCACGAATCCGTGTGCAGAGATTCCGCTCTCCGCTCACGACAGCTGTCGGCTTATATCTGTCAATTTAAAAAACTTTGTAAAGAAGGCTTTTACAAAGAGTGCCTATTTTGATTATGAACATTTTGCTGAAACTGTCACTATGGCAATGCGACTTTCCGACGACTTAGTGGAGTTGGAAGCTGAGCAGCTTTCCAAGATTATTAAAATTGCTGACACAGAGGACGAGAAAGAACTCTGGTCAAAGCTCCGTAAAGCTTGTCTTGACGGTCGTAGGACAGGCTTGGGTACCCACGGACTCGCAGATGCAATTGCACGATTGAACGTCGCATATGATTCTGATGCTGGTACTGAGATCATCAATAAAATTTATAATACTTTGCGGGTCAATGCGTATGAGGAGAGTGCGCGGCTGGCTCAAGAGCGTGGTTCCTTTCCAGTTTTTGACTGGGAGAAGGAAAGAAATAACGCTTTTATCAAGCGCTTGCCTGAGAAGATCCGCAAGATGCTTGCATCTTCTGGCAGGAGAAATATCTCCATCTTGACAAACGCTCCGACTGGCAGTGTCTCTATTATGTCCCAGACCAGTTCTGGTTTGGAGCCAGTGTTTCGGAACTCGTACATCCGAAGGAGGAAGTTGAATCACAATGAAAAAAATGTGAAGCCCGACTTCGTTGATGATATCGGCGACCGCTGGCTAGAGTATCGCGTGTTCCATCACAATGTTAAAGAGTGGTGTGATATGCAGCAGGGACCATCTGAGGATTTAGCTGAGAACTTGCCAGACTTTTTTGTTGAAAGCGATCAAATTGATTGGTCCCGCAGGGTCGAGATTCAAGCTATAATTCAACAAAACATTGACCACGCTATTAGTTCAACAATTAATTTACCCAGAGACACGTCTCCCGATGTGGTTGGTGAACTTTATTTAAAGGGCTGGAAGCGCGGTCTTAAAGGGATCACTGTTTACGTGGACGGCAGCCGCAGTGGAGTTCTTGTTACAAACAGCGAAGCGTCAGGGCAGGAGAAGGACGACTTTCCGTCAAACGGAGCCCCGATCCGACCAGATGTTTTGGACTGCGCGATTCACCACACCACGATCAAGGGGGAGAAGTGGACCATTCTTATAGGTCTTTACGAGAACCGCCCTTACGAGGTGCTGGGAGGTTACTCAAACCTAATTGAGATTCCAAAACGACACACTCACGGTCGTTTGACAAAGCATCAGTTCAAAACAAAGGCGAACAGGTATGACTTGACTTTTGGAGTTGATGACGATACGACTGTTGTTAGGGACATCGTTAAAGTTTTTGATAACCCTAATGAATCAGCGTTTACGAGGATGATTTCGCTAGCACTCCGACACGGCTCCCCACCTCGCCTGCTTGTAGAACAGCTTTTGAAAGATAAAGATAGTGATATGTTCAGTTTCTCTAGATGCATCGCTAGAATTCTAAAGAATTATATTAGTGATGGAGAACCAGCCGGGGACAAGGCATGCCCCACTTGCTCAGCAGAAGACGCCCTTGTTTATCAAGATGGGTGCGTCACTTGCAGCCAGTGCGGCTATGCAAAATGTGGATAAAAAAATAAAAAAACTATTGACAAAAGAAAAAACATCAGATACAATGTATCTATAAACTTTTAACTCCTACATGAAGGATTTGTTATGTCTAATGATATTGAAGAGAAAGAGAACCGTATTACCGATTACATTAAGTCGCTGGCTTCTATTGAAGACTCGATGGAGCCCTACAAGGAACAGAAGCGTGCCCTTAAGGGTAACTATGTTGAGAATGGCTGGCTCTCCAAAGAGGAGATCGGTATGGCTGTGAAGGCTTACCGTATGGTCAAGGGAGACATTGATGTTGAGCAGCTTATGGACTTCTATGACCACGTGCAGAAGACGGTGCGATAACAACTATGACTGTTTTACCAAAAAATCGTCATATGTTGGTTGAGCCTATCGATGCCCCAGAGGAACCATCATCCGGCATCTTAGTGCCGGATGATTATGTCTCTAAGCAGTCTAATGAGTATGAGCTAGTCAAGGTACTAGCCCTTGCTCCGGACTGCTCCACCAGCGTACACGGTGCTCTCGGTCGTCGCGCATTGGTGGAGGGGCATATGATTAAGGATGTCAAGATAGAGGGTATCAAATATAAGCTAGTGTTGGAGAACTATATGCTAGCTGTTTTGGATGATGCCCAGTAGAGAGATTGTCATCGGGGGAGGGCTTAGCGCTGTTCTGTACGCATATAACACTGATAGTGTTTTGCTACGCAGCGACGACGATGGTCCTTCCCCGTTTGACTTTTTTGAATCTGACATTGATTTGAGCGCGTACCACATCGCGGCATCAAAATTTGAGCTTCACAGCAACAGTGATTATAAAGTTATAGGCGCCCCAAAGAGAGATCTATGGGAGCGCCTTTCTTTTATAAAATCCGTTTCAGGTGGGGTGCCCTTTACCGATAAGGTTACGGCGATTCGGATAGACCGCGATACCAAACTGGTCACGGTCAGCAGCCCCGGCACGTCAACCGATCTTGTATACGACAAACTAAGGGTCTTTGACGACAAAAATCTTCACGGGATATCAGATCTTCAGAATATTTTTACGCCTTGTGAAAATAAAAAATACAAAGTGCTTGATTGGTTTGATGTCCGATCGGGTTGTCGACACAAGTTCGATTATATTTCTACCGACGACGATTTTGTTCGCGAGATGTTCTTTTACCCAAGTGAGAGAATGGATGGCAACCACGACTTGAAAGATCTTGTAATTGTATCTTACTTGGACAGAGAACAGTTGAATTCTATAGAGTATTCAGACACTTACGCCCGCCTTAAGGCGAAGGCGATTATGAAAGAACACGGCATTCGTGGCACGAGAAACGGTCGAGATACTAAAAATCCAGAAAAATTTAAATATTATGCACTGAGACTTGAGTCCGCTCATCGCGATATATATGAGACTGAGAAAAATCTCTATTGTGATACTGAAGATATAGTATTCGACACACGAACACCGGAGCAGATCTTATCACAGACCCCCGCCATACAATCTTACTCTCTTAATATACATAAAGGACTAGTTACTCTATGAAGTGTTCAAGTGGCACTTCCAAAGGGAGGGCTTACGGTATGAGTGGAGCAGGAGCAGTAGGTGGAGCCGGAGGAGGCGGCGGCGGAGGTGGCGCAGGAGCCGCAGGAGCCGCAGGAGCGGCAGGAGCAGGTGCAGGAGCGGTAACACCAGCCGCAGGAGCATCAGATTCAGGAGATTTTTCAGGCGGCGGCGGCGATGCAGTCAAGTCTGTCGGCGATGACGCAGGGGGTTCTTCCAATTCCGGAGCGCACGTGCATCCGACAGGGTGCAACCACGGGCAAATGAATACTCAAAACTTTATCCAGATGCATAACCACTCTGTGCAACAAGTTAATAGCATGGATGAGTGTAACCATGACTTTAAAAAGCTCATGGAGATGATGATGGCGATCAAGCTTTTACAAGAAATGAATAAAAGTTAAATAAGATATTGACATTTTAACGAGCATTTGTTATTATGTCTTATATGCTTGATGAGCGACATATTAGCGAAAAGTCTTTTCACTTGGCGGGCATTGTCCCAGTCGCGGGGCAGCCTTTGGATTTTAATTTTCCTTGGCACGATTCATTGATGCCCATCGCGCCGGATTATCTGGCTGTTGAGCGAGCTGTGGTTGAATGTGCCTACGCTGGTTGTGAGACAATTTGGATTGTTTGCAATGACGATATGCAGCCGCTAATACGTCACCGTCTTGGAGAAGTCATATACGATCCGGTTATGATGGCGCGAAGATATTCGCCAGCCCCGACCGACGAGAGAAAGCCGATAACAATTTATTATGTTCCAGTACACCCCCAGGATAGGGATAAGCGAGACTGCTTAAGTTGGAATGTATTATATGGCGCGCTCTCATCATATCATATATCTAAGTCAATCAGCAAGTGGGTAACGCCAGATCGCTATTACGTGGCATTCCCCTATGGAGTGTACGACCCTTCCATACTCAGGTCACATAGAAAAGATATCTCCTCTAGGAAGGATTTCTTCCTCTCTTACCAAGACAAGACAGTAAGGGATGGCGAATATCTGGGATTTACCTTTGACGAGAGCGGGTACTTTCGCTACCGAGACACAGTTCGCAAGGAAGGAACCGGGGCACGAGTCCCAGGTCAGCAAGGTATACCAACGGAAAACCTGCCATTAGAAAAAAGATGGTCTGCGCGGTTCTTTTCTCTTGACAAAGTTTTTAAATCTGCTAAAGTAGAGACTGCGAAAACGTTAGAGCTGTCTTGGTATCAGAAGATAGATAGCTGGAAAAATTATTGTGACTACGCGGGATCAAGTTGGTCCCAGACCCTGACCCGACCAGATAAATGTATTCTCTCGTACAGAGAGTGGAACCCTATAGGTGTTAATAATGAGTGAGCGCGTTGAGTCTAAAATTCCTTTTGTTGGTTTGCACGCACATAGTGGCTTGTCCCTATTTGATGGTCTTGGCTACCCTCAAGACCATATGAAGTTTGCCTATGAGAATGGAGCAGATGCTCTAGCCTTGACCGACCACGGTCATATGAATGGTCTCTCACATCAGGTTTTGTACGCAAAGAAGATGGCAGAAAAAGATCAGACGTTCAAACCTATCTTCGGTGTCGAGGCTTATTTTAATCCGTCTATCAAAACTTGGCGCGAGGAGTACGAAGCCTCAAAAGAAGCCTCAAAGAAGGCTAAAACGTCTGGTGCGGTGATTGAAGACGAGAATGCATCCAAGCAAACGAAGAATATTTTAAACAAGAGAAACCATCTTATTTTACTTGCAATGAACCAAACGGGTTTGAATAATATATTTAAACTCATATCGGAGAGTTTCAAGAATGAAAATTTTTATAGGTATCCTCGTGTTGATTATGATCTTCTTGCAGATCACAGTGAGGGTGTTATTGCCGCGTCTGCTTGCCTGGGTGGTGTGTATGCTGGCGATTATTGGGATAATAAAGATGCTGGTCCAGACAGTGTTATGGCTGCTATGCGGCTAACGACCCAGAAGATGCAAACGATCTTCGGGGACAGGTGGTATGGGGAGCTTCAGTGGAACAACATCCCAGAGCAGCACGAACTAAATAAATATATTATTGATATCTCTAAAGAGTTCGGTATGGAACTCATCTCAACTGCCGATAGTCACTATCCAAATCCGGATGCGTGGCGTGACCGCGAGCTTTACAAGCGTCTTGGCTGGCTGGGTAAGGGCGGTATGCCCGATTGGATGAGTTCAGAACTTCCTGACGGTGTAGAGGAGATTGGGTACGAACTCTATCCCAAGAACGGCGATCAGATGTGGGAGAGTTATAAGAAATATTCTGAACAGATGGGTGTTGCTTATGATGACGACCTTGTTTTGGACTCCATCGCTAGGACTCATAACATCGCTCACGATCGTATTGAAAACTTTATGCCAGATACGACCGTCCGTTTGCCTGACTTTGTTGTACCAGAGGGGAAGACGGCAGAACGCGCACTAAGAGAATTCGCAGTTCAGGGTCTTAAGGACTACGAGAAGTCTGCGGGGTTGTCTGAAGAGAAGGCGCAGGAATATATTAAGCGCGCCTCAATGGAACTTGGGGTGATTGAGGAACGGGGCTTCACAAAATACTTTCTGACAATGAAAGCAATTGCTGACCGTGCGTCGGAGGTTCAGCTTGTTGGTGCGGGTCGTGGATCAGCCGCAGGCTCTCTTGTCTCTTTTCTAATTGGTATCACGCAGGTCGATCCGCTTAAATACGACTTACTGTTTGAGAGGTTTATGCGTAGAGACCAGAAAGATTATCCAGATATTGATTATGATGTGTCAGACCCAATGTCTCTCAAAGAAATGTTAATTGAAGAGTGGGGCGAATCAACCGTGGTTCCCATTTCAAACTTCAATACACTTAAGCTGCGCTCTCTTATCAAAGACATTGCAAAGCTATATGAAATTCCGTTTAAGGAGGTCAACCCTGTCACGTCAAGGATGTTACACGAGGCTACCCCCTTGGCAAAGAAGAAACACGGTATTAAAGCTGGGGTATATACACCCACCTTTGAAGAGCTGGTAGAATTTTCATCAAGTCTTCAATCGTTTTTCAAAAAATATCCAGATGTCAAGACCCACATTGAAGCCCTACACGGTCAGGTGCGTAGCCTGAGCCGCCACGCAGGCGGTGTTGTGGTGGGCGAGAACCTTGATAAGTGGATGCCCCTGATCAATAGCGGGGGCGTTAGACAAACTCCCTGGTCAGAGGGTCAGAATGTCAGGCACTTGGAGCCACTAGGGTTTATTAAATTTGATGTTCTTGGACTGGCTTCACTACGGATGATGGAGGGCGCGATTAGACACATCCTTAAGCGCCATCACGATATCGCCGAGCCAACGTTCGCAGACGTGAAAGATTATTATGATCGCAACTTGCATCCGGACAAGATTAACTTTGATGATCAGGATGTATATAAAAACATCTTCCACGCCGGTAAGTGGGCTGGGGTCTTTCAGTTTACCGAGAAGGGTGCCCAGGGGTTTTGCCGTAAAGCCAAGCCTACCAGCATCATTGACATCTCTGCTATCACTTCAATCTACCGCCCAGGACCGCTGAGCGCGAAGGTCCACGACCTATATGTTAACGCAAAGAACAATCCAGGGGAGATCTCTTATGGTCACGAGTTGATTCGCGAGGTGACAGAGGAGACATACGGTTTCCTAATCTTTCAGGAGCAGATCGCACTGCTGGCTCATAAGCTTGGCAAAGACTTGTCGCTGGATGAGGGCAATATGCTCCGCAAGCTTTTGACCAAGAAGGGTACAGGATCTGCCGCCAGCAAGAAGCAGAAGCTGGAGAATAAATTTATTCTAGGCTGCACCGAGAAAGGTATCTCTGCCCAAGAGGCTAAACAGCTTTGGGAAAAGTTTGAATACTTTTCAGGCTACGGATTCAATAAGAGCCACGCGGTTAGCTATTCTATCTTGAGTTATCAATGTGCCTATCTGCTGAACTATTATCCATCAGAATGGACAGCAGCCTTCTTGGACAAAGAGCCTGAAGGGCGCAAGGAACAGGCGATTAACATTGCGAAGTCAATGGGATTTAAATTGGCGTCTCTTGATGTCAATACCTCCGGTCGTGTATGGGAAATCTCTGAAGACGGGAAGACTTTGATTCCACCTCTGAATTCCATCAAGGGTCTGGGTGACGCAGCCATTGACCAGATTGTTGAGCATCGCCCATTCAAGGACGTTGAGGACTTTTTGTTTCATAAGGAGATCTCATATTCTAAGCTGAACAAGAAGGCTCTTGATGTTATGGTAAGGGGGCAAGCTCTTAACGGCTTGGTTGATGACCGCTTTAGCGGACTGAAGCATTTCTGGTCAGCCATCGCAGTTGACCGTCCGAAGTCTCTTAAGAAGCTGAAGGAGAATATTGAGTTATATTCCCCAGAGGGAGACTTTAGTGCCGAGGAGAAGATCGAACACTTGGTTAACCTGACAGGGGTCTTTCCATTTTCCCTTGTTATGGAACGAAATATTGTTGAGGAGTTGGAGCACCACGCTGTCCCGCCACTAGGGGATTGGGATAACGATTTGGGAGTCGCTTGGTTTATTCCCAGAGAGATCGTGGAGAAGAAAACAAAGAACGGTCGTATGTACTGGATTGTTAAAGCCATTGACTCAACAAATAAGAATACAGCGATTAAATGTTGGGCTGTGAAGAAGGGCAATGATGTTGTCTACCTTAATCGCCCCTATATGGCTAAATTGGATTATGATGAGCAGTGGGGATTTAGCACTCGGTCAATCCGATACAACTTTAAACTTTTAGGATAGGACATAACAGTGAAGAAAGAAGTTTATATAGTAATTGAGTCTTTAGGCATACGAATGAGAGAGTGCCTAGAAAGTTCTTGCGAACCTGAACGCAAAGAGTTCCATCAAAATATGATGAGACTGGAAGCCCGTCGCCTACTTGAATTGCTCGGCGATGAAGAAGGTCTTCAGCAGGAGAAGTTAAAGGACAGTATTCGTAACTTTGCCAAAACAGCAACAAGCGTCTTTGACGCGCTGCGAACTGAGATTAAATTCGCCGATGAAATTTATAAAAGAACCAAGAGAGGTCGCAATTGAATGTAAGAATTAAATTAATGAGGGACGGAGCAAAGCTACCTCACCGTGCCCATCCCACTGATGCTGGCGCTGACATATTTTATTGCCCAGTTGGGCATATGCCTTGTTTGCTGCACCCCGGCGAGTCAAATGTGATTCCGACAGGCGTCAGGGCAGAAGTTCCAGCAGGATATATGTTGGAGGTTAAAAATAAATCAGGCATTGCATCCAAACGACAGCTTGTTGTTGGTGCCTGTGTTGTTGATTCAGGATACGACGGGGAGATCTTCGTCAACCTTCACAACATCGGAAGGGGAACTCAGGTTATCAACCCTGGCGAGAAAGTAGCTCAGGTTGTGCTGGTGCCCATAGAGACTTGTGCGTTTGTGGAAACTGATGGCGAGATAAACGACTCGTCTTCACGTGGCGATGGCGGCTTTGGCTCGACAGGAGATTCCTGATGGGTTCCTTAAAAAGAAAAATGCGCCGCAACGCAGAGAAGGCAGCGAAGAAGGCATCAAAGCAGGACATCTCTCAGAAGATGAATATGTTTGACAGGATGCCAGATGATTGCAGCGCCTGCACGGAACCATTTGACAAGACCAACAGGGATATGGTAATGTCATGGAATGTAGTTGTACGCAACGATGAAAACGTTGTTAGACTATATTGCCCAACTTGTTGGGATAAAGCAAAGAAGGTTGCACAGGAGTATGCAAATTGAAAGAAGCTTTAACGTATGACGATGTTCTTTTAGTACCACAATATTCGGATATTAAAAGCCGCAGCGAGGTGGACACCTCAAGTCATTTGGAGGAGAACATTGTTCTTGATATGCCGATCATCTCCAGCCCGATGGACACGGTAACGGAAACCTTGATGGCTGTAGCGATGGATAACGCTGGGGGACTCGGAGTCATTCATCGTTACAACGATATAGAACAACAGGCTCTCTTGGTTAAGAACCTTTATTATGCGGGCGTCAAAAGCCCAGCGGCAGCTATCGGTGTGACTGGTGACTATCTCGATAGGGCAACGGCGTTATACGACGCAGGCGCAAAAATTTTGTGTGTTGATATAGCGCACGGACACCACGCTTTAATGAAAGGCGCGCTTCAGCAGTTACGTGAGGTGTTCGGAAGTGAGATACACTTGATGGCTGGCAACGTTGCCACCAAAGAGGGATATGAAGCACTATCTGAGTGGGGTGCAGACTCTATTCGCTGTAACATAGGTGGTGGCTCGATCTGTTCTACTAGGATTCAGACTGGTCACGGCGTACCCGGCTTGCAGACCATTTTAGACTGCGCTGAGTCTGAGTTGGATACACCCATCATCGCTGACGGAGGTATCAGGAACTCTGGGGATATTGCCAAGGCGCTTGCAGCCGGCGCAGACTTTGTTATGGTTGGTTCTTTGTTAGCTGGGACTGATGAAACTCCTGGCGGGATCGTCACAGATAAGTCTGGAGATAAATATAAGATCTATCGTGGTATGGCGTCACGAGCCGCCCAGAGCGCTTGGCGAGGACGATTGACATCAGCCCCAGAGGGGGTATCAACAACTGTACCATACAGAGGTCCAGTAGAGGATATCCTAAGCGATCTATTGATGGGGCTGAAGAGCGGATTTTCTTATTCAGGTGGCAGGACGCTAGCCGAATTCCAGGCGAAAGCACAGTTCGTTTGTCAGACCGCAGCCAGCCAGACAGAGAGCGGGACTCATATCCTTCGGAGGCTTTAATGGGGGAAGCTGCGAAAAAGAAAATTGTTTTTTATGACACAGACAAGCGCCACGCAAAATTAAAGATTCGCCTTCACTACGATGGGTTGACTCAAGCGGGATTCTTTAGGGCGCTGGTGTCTGGATACTTAGATAAGGACGCTGCGATCTTGGACTTTATAAAAAGGGTACAAGAACAGGAAAATATTCACAGCGTCAAGAAGCGAGACACCTCAGATAAGCTGTTAGAACAGGGCGAAGAGGTTAAGAAAAAGTTTTCTCTCTTAGGGGAGGAAGAAGTTGAAAGTATTTTTGATATGATAGAGAAGGAGTTCCCAGAGCTATGAAAAGATATAAGTTCTTACTGGACAGCGAGATACCAGATTGCTCAAAAGCGTGTATAAAACATTCTGTATCCTGCCCGAACCAAGAGTGCAGAAGTTGGATTGAACACGAGGACGATCTTAATTGCACATCCATCGCGGTGGAAAAGAATGGCAGTATGACGCTTCGCGAAGTCGCTGATCGGCTAGGGGTCAGCTTCGTTAGAATTAAACAAATTGAGGACAAGGTGTTGCAAAAACTGGAGCTAGGCTTAGCGAAAGAATTTGGGGTTAAGAAGTCGGACTTAAAGGACTTTGTGCTTACTGGCTTTTCAGAATAAGTTTTGGACTTTTTAGCACTTAAACACCTATTTAATACTAGCTTAGTTTATATTATAAGAACTATGTAACGTTACAGAAAACCTGTTTATCTTTGAGGAGATACTAAAATGAGTAAGAATAGACTAGACGAGAGCACAATCCGTCGTTTCATGGGGCTGTCCGGACTTGCCCCACTCGGCGAGAGCTTTATTGATAGAATTCGTGAGGAAGAGGAAGAGCTTGCTCCTGAGCCCATGCCCGGTGAAGAAGCTGAGCCCATGCCCGGTGAAGAAGCTGAGCTAGGCGCTGACGCCGAGATGGGTGCAGAACCTGCCGCCGACCCCGCCGCCGCAGCAAGCGAGATGGCGACAGACGTTGCTGACGCAGTGGCTGATGCCCTGAGCGATGTACTCGGTCAGCACGGTGTCGAGGTTACGTCTGGAGAGGCTGGCGCCGAGGAACCCGCAGCCGAGGAGCCCGCACTTGATGCTGAGCTTCCCGCTGAGGAGCCCGCGCTTGATGCTGAGGAGCCCGCGCTTGAAGATGAGGAGCCCGCGCTTGAGGAGGCTGGTATTGAGCTTGTTGACAACGACGCGCTCGTGCAGGAAGTCGCCCGCCGCGTGGCAGCTCGCTTGGTTCGTGAGAGCCGAACGTCCACAAGCAGCTAATAGTCTTTAAAACAATCTAACGGGAGTAGTCTGATATGAGTGCGAACGCAGCCTCTGATACGATTGACAACGAGACCCGCTATGCGAGACTGACTGAACACGTCATGTCTCAAATTTCTGGGTTTGAGGTCGTAGGCAAGAAGGGGAGCCGCCTTATGAGGCTACTTTCCGTTATATTATTTTTTAATAAGGCATTTATGACTAGGTATATTACGACTATATACCCAAAAATATATGTGCCTGAGTTGCCATGGAGCCCTGATAGACCGACTGCTCGCATCGCAACACTAGCACACGAGTATGTGCATATGAGTGATAGAAAGAGGTTGGGCTGGCTGTTCAACCTCCTTTATCTGTCACCGCAAATCTTTGCAGTTCTTGCTTTTGGCGCCTTTTTTAATCTTTGGTGGCTACTGGCTTTATTATTCTTATTGCCCATCCCAAGCCCTGGTCGTGCTTGGCTAGAGTTTAGGGGATATAGAATGTCGATGGCGGTTAACTGGTGGCTTACGGGTCAAGAAATTAATACGGTGTGGGTGGAAAATCAATTTACCGCTAGCGGCTACTATTGGATGTTTCCATTTAAAAAGTTTTTAGAATCTCGCATAGCTAGTGCAATTGAAAATATCAAATCTGGCGAAAATTTGCCGCCCGAGATTTCCGAGATTAAAGAGGTTTTAGGAGTTTAGTATGGATGAGGCAATTTGGTTCTTTGCGGGCGTTATCTCGTTTAAGCTTCTCAGCAGACTTTTGGAATATAAACAGCTTCTTGCTTTTACGGCGGAGACTGGCTTAAAGGTGCTATTGATATCTGCAAACATCTTACACGACATCCACTTCATGCAGACACTAAAGTATGAACAAATACGCAAAACAGGCGTCTCTGAAGAGGAGCTAGAACTAGTTAAAACTATAGATAAAAAGATTATAAAGAACTGGCAAGATTCAGTTATTCATAAGTTTAAAAATACCCTGCCACGTTCTGTCTCGATCGCATTTGCGTTCAATGATTGGGACTCGGCGATGAAGGTTCTAGACAAATATTTAAAAATGGAGAGAAGGCGATGAATAAACTCACCCTTAAAGAATTAAGACAAATGATCCGAGAGCACTTTGAGCCATCCCTCTTAGAATCTCCGGAACTCCTTGATGAGAAGAGCATTCTCAAGAACAAGCACCCGTTTAAGGCTGTGTTTATGTTTGGTCCAGCAGGAGCGGGCAAGGGCTATATTCTCAAGAACGTACTCACTGGACCGAACGCAGCTAGCACAAAATCTTTATTGTCTGATTTTGCTACGGCAAATCCAGATGACCGGATTGAAGAGGTCTTCCCGATGTTCGGCGTAAGCACCAAATTCGCCAATGCGGCTCAGGGCGACGACGCAGAACTTGAAGCGCTTCAGCAAAAGGCGCGACTTATTTTGCAGAACGCCAGTCGCGCTCATACATCAAATCTTTTGTCAATCGCTAATCCGATGATATTTGATACCACGGGGGAGAGCGTCGGAAAGATGGTTGGTAGGATCAAGCAACTTACCAAGGTTGGGTATGAGGTCGCGGTGATGATTATTAACGTCCCAACTCAGGCATCGGTAGAACGAGACGCCCAGAGAGATAGAACGGTTGGCGCCGATCGCACAGAGGTGATCTCACAAAAGTTTCAACAAGATGTCGTTGCTCTTAAGAAGTACCACACCTCTCTTGAAGGAGTCCCAGGGGTGACAATGCTCGTTGACGACCCCTTTAATAATATTTTTGATCTGAGCAGTGGCGAGCTTTTAACAAAGCCCACGGCGATCACCCCCGATATGCTCCCAGACGAGTTAAACCCAGAGAAGAATCCAGAGGCAGCAGCAAACGAGAAGGCTAAAATGGATCAAGCGAATCAGCGCTTACAGAAGTGGGTGAACACCCCAGTTTCCAACTCTAATGGTACTACACTTCTCAAGGGTATGAGAACCTTGGTGAAGGCGTCAGGTGGCAAACTTGGTCAGAATATGAATGATCTTGTTGTTGCGATGGCGAGCGCCGAGTTCTCTTCCATCCCTGAAGTCGCTGCGGGAGCCAAGGTCTTATCAGATCTCGGCGGGGTTACTATGGTTATGAAAAAGAAGAAAGGCGGTGGACACAAGGTAGCAGCCGCTCCCGGCGAAGAACAGCCCGCGCTTCAGCGCGCAGTCCGAGGCAAGAAGAAGACCGGCGACGATACTATTCGCGGTCTTACACAGAATGAGTCATTGAAATACTCAGATTTGGTCGACCTGATTAGAGGGATGATCAGATAAAATATATTTTTTTTACTTGTCAGAACTAAAGTATTATGTTAGACTGCTTTAAAGGCTAAACAAACATAGAGATACATAGAAGATGAAAGTGGAGAGAACAGTGAAAGCCTCAGCCTGGAAAGAGCCCCGAAGGGGAACAAACTTCTTTTACAAACTTCAGATTGAAAATATTGATGGTAGGTCTCTGGCGAAAATTAAAAAAATATGTGCTGAATGGAAATGCGGCGGATATGGGTGGAATGTAGACAACAAATATAAGATTTTGTTATTTTCAAGATCTTTTAAGAGTAAGACAGCTTGGCTTAAATGGGCTAAACAATTTCCATATAAGCTGGTAGAATTGAACGACGATGGAAAGCCTTTAAAGAGTAAATTAGGTTCTGATTTTCAGAACAAGACAAAACGCAAAAAAAGGAAAACGATTTGATGAAGTTAACAAAGAAAAAGGCATCGTCCACACGATCAACTAAGAAAAAGGTTTCTGATAAAAAAAAGGTTTCCGAAGAGCAGCTTGCTGAGGAGAAGGGCGAAAATATTGAGGAGATCTCCGGTGAAGAGCTGTTAGACTCTTTATTATCTTTACAAGCCCAGGGGGATGCCGAGGGCAAGCCCAACCGAATGATTAGCCTCTTTGGGGAGATCGACGAAGAACGCTGTGGAGAGGTCGCATTTGCGCTTCGCTACCTTGCTAAGACAACAAAAGCAGATTCAGAACCTATTGAAGTTATCGTTTCAACTCACGGAGGATCCGCTTCCGATATGTTTGCTGTATATGACACAATGCGTCTAGTAAGAGAAGAAAGCCCCGTTGCAACCACAGGAGTTGGCAAGGTTATGTCTGCCGGAGTGCTCTTGCTTGCTTCAGGTACGCGAGGCTACCGACGTGTTGGCGCAAACTGTCGCGTTATGCTGCACGGCGTCGCATCTGGTCACGTCGGTCAGATTCATAATCTGGAGAACGAGCTGGACGAGGTAAAGTGGACCCAGGACCAGTACATCAAGGCTCTGGCGAAAGAAACGGATATGACACAGGCTTATATTAAGAAGCTCATCGCCCGAAAGGTTAATGTTTATTTGACTGCAAAAGAAGCAGTTGAGCTTGGAATTGCAGACGAGGTATTTTAGTGGGAATTCAGAATAAGATTTTCTATAATGAGTCAAGCGCGAATAAATTAGGCTGGCAACCAAGCTGGTTTGGAGAGGAAGAATTTAATGAGGAGTTGATTGAGAAGATTAGCGAGTTTCAAGCTAAGTACGATCTCGATTCGGATGGCTTGTGCGGACCTATGACTTATCGTCGCATGGTCACGGAAAGAGAAGCCAGTGCGACACTCGCTAAACACCAATTATCTAAGTTTATGGGTGACGACGGAAATTACATCATTTGCGACGACGGGCGAGTAGCAATTGGCTGGGATAAAGTGGTTAATATACGTGACCCAGACGCCAAAAAATTGCCAGAGGGGTGTTATCGCTACGGTCGCCGAGGGGTTGATAACCCTACAATGATTGTCACACACTTTGACGTGTGTCTGTCGGCTGAGTCCTGCTTTAGAGTGCTCAAGAAGAAGGGCATCTCTAGCCACTTTGTCATTGATAACGATGGCACCATCTACCAGATGATGGATACGTCCAATGAGGGTTGGCACGCAGGCAATAGCCGCGTCAATAGAGCCTCTATCGGCGTAGATCTAAGCAACGCCTTCTATACAAAATATCAAAAATATTACCGGGTTAAGGGTCACGGACCTCGCCCGATACTCACTGACGTGAGAGTCCACGGCGCGAAGATTAAAGAGTGCTTAGGCTTCTACCCAGTTCAGATTGAGGCGTATAAGGCTCTCGTGAAGGCGCTCTGCGCTCATTACGACATCCCTATGGAATGCCCCTTAGACGATGAAGGCAAGATGCTTCGCAAGGTGCATAAGCCATCATCTAAGGCGAAGTATAAGGGCGTGGTTAATCACTTTCACTTAACTCGTGGCAAGATAGATGTCGCAAACCTTGAATTAGATAGGGTTTTGGAAGAGGCTAGGAACGAAGCTGACTAATTATATTCGGGGTTTTTGTTATGGGTAAAAAGATTAGCGTATTTCGCGAGAACGATGTTGAGTATTTAAAAGATTTTCTTGTTGAGGCTGTTCGAGAGGTCCTATTTGAACAAGAGGATAGCCCCTGTTCTGAAGATTTTGACCCAAACAAGGGAATCTGCATTGATACTGAAAATGCTGGTTCAGCATATGAGAGGGCTGAGCATTATTTGGTTTGGGGAGCCCTGTACCCCAACGAGAACATCGATCGGCTGGCATTTTCCAAAGACACCCTGGAGCGTTTTGCTGCGAAGGGATCGGGCGAAGAGAAACTCGCTCGTAATTCAATTAAGATCGGTCAAAAGATCGCAGCTTCTGCCCCTTTCTCTGGGGCTGTCACTAAAGAGAACACAAAAGTTTCTGGCGCATCGTCCGGTAAACCATCCGAATTGTACACAGACGCAAAGGGAAAGCCAACCGCAAATATGACCAGCGTGACTGATATTTTGATAGCAGGAAGAAAGCTTTCTGTTAAAAGATCGGATAAGTATCAAGCCACTCTGATAGAACCGGGGAATCAAGCGCAGGTTTTTGAAACTGCTTATAAAAACTATGTTCAGGAGACAGGTGATGACAAGATCAACGAGGCGCTCAGGACTGCTTTTGAGTCTGGTGCAAGTTCAGAACATGTTAATTCGCTGTTACAGGGGTTCTTAAATGCATATGCTGTCACGGGAGCAGAACGAGCCGAAAAAGCGCCCGACACGGAAGCTTTAAATTATTTGTTTCAGATGCGTGGCTCTGACGTGGCGAAGGGAGATGTGGAGAAAAAGATAGAACAAGAATTAAAATCTTTCATCAGCCGCTACCAAAAGAAAAACAAAGGAGAGTCGCCCGACGAACAAGCAATCGCCAAGCACAGAGCCAAGCTTGAAAAACAATATGGGGAGGGCGGCAAAAAGCGCGCCAAGTTTGATAATCAAAAGCAGGCGCTTAACCAAGCTAGTGCAGAATTGACTCAAAAAGCAAAA